AAATATAAAATATGTAATCATATTGACGAACAAATCGTTTAGCATAAAATTCAAAATCTTCAGCATTAATTATATTAGTTTTATCAGAACAATATGTAAAAGCCATTACATCAATAATTGTTCTATCTGTAATAATATTTTCTTGCATTAATTCAGTTACACGCTCTGCAAGAAATATAGTTTGTCCTTCAATAGTAGTTTCGTGATTCAATGGAATACCCAATGAACTAAGATACTTACTACGTTCAGTAGCAAAATTATAATCCTTAAATTCAGGTAAATCTTTTAACGCATTTACAAGCGTTGTTTTACCTACTGACATTGTTCCACAAAGTCCTATTTTCATTTTATCCAGCGTTTCTTGATGATTCTCTCATTGCAGGATTTTTATACCAAGGCAACCCTGTTCTGTCACGACGTTTTTCATTCCATTCTTCTTCAGTATGTTGAATACCATAAAGGTAATACTCTCTTAATCGTCTCTCACCCTGAGGTATAAGAGCAGGTCCTTCCCAGTTGTGGAGTTTTCCATCCCATTCATAGAGAATTGTTCCGTCTGGTGTTTTAATTTTCCTTGGTTTAGGCCATTTGTTGTCTTTTTCCATAACTTTTTATTTTTTAGGCATTGTTAGTCCGGCAATGTAATTAGCATCTGCTAAATGAAAATTGTATTCTCTTAAAATATCTTCAGCTACATAAGTTCCTTGTGCTCCTGATACTGTAATTCCTCTAGCACTTAAAGCATCTCCTACAAAATGAACATTAGGATGTTCTGTAAGAGATAGGTTATAATAATTTACAAGTGGTTCCGGTGAAAGATACTTTACTTCAGGAATGTACATGCCCCAATCATCTTTAAGTGTTGGAAACACTTTTTCCATATCAGAAATAAAATCTTCAATGTATTTAAAATATCCTTGGAAAGCATCCCGTACTTGTTGTAGTCCTTCTTCGTTAATATAATGTGCTTTTACCCAACTACCTTCTGATGTGAGTGTTTTATCTCTGTTTGAAGGGCTGTAATAAAGTCCTGCTTTATATTTGGCCTGAAAACGGCCTTGGGCTTTTTTGTTGCCTCCTCCTTCTCCAGATACAATATCCATTTTATTTACTTTAGAAACCAAGTCACGAGACCAAGTAAATGGATTATCAATACCTTGAATTTCCATCAAGATACCAAAATTAGTCATATCATTACGGTATGCTTCATCTTTTTTAGCATGTCCATTGTAGCTATAATCTCCATATGTTTCCTCAAGTGCTACATAAGCAGCATTGTTGTTTGTACAGAATGAACGAAGTGAAACACCTTCATCGTCAAATTTACGATATAGTTTGAAATCGTAACTAATATCGATTAATTTTTGGAAATGTTTTTGTGGTGCCTCAAATCGAACACCAATTTGTACTGGTTTTGGTTCAGTAGGTAATGTATATTCATCTGCTAATTCTTTACCAAAGTCAATACCTGATTTACCAACTGCGAAGATTAAACGGTCGTATTCAAATGAATGCTCTAAATCTGATTCGGGTACTGTTACTGTACCTGTATTGGTTTCAAAATTGATTGAGGTTACTTTAGCTCTCCATTCAAACTTCACACCTTTAGACACTAAATAATCGTACCAATTTTTACCAATCTCGTGTAGGTAATCTGTACCAACGTGCCATACAGGAAACAATCGCAAACCAAAATATGGTTTAATAAAATCTGGTTCTGCTTCAGGGTTTGAACATTGTACCTCTTCTGGTTTAGGATGGAAGCGTTTAAAATTAGTAATTACTTCATCAAACAACCTCATTGCTTCATCTTCACCACAATATTTTGACATATGTCCCCCAATTGCTGTGTGGTAAGTAAGTTTACCATCACTCCAACCCCCAGCGCCTAAAAAACCTGTCATTACTTCTTCAGGTTTACGCTTATAAGGATCATTACCCATATCAATAATAGTGATAAGTTCACCAGGATAACCATTATCAACTAATTTTGTAGCGGCATTAACACCTGCCACACCTGCTCCAACAATTACTATTTTTTCTTCCATTTGTTAATTTTAAACGTGTAAATATACGAAAAAAAAGCTGTGACCCCAAATTGAGGTCACAGCTCTCGAATTTTTAATTTTAACGACTGGCTATGAATCAGTCTAAAAGTTAGGCTTTATCTTCAGTTACTGAGGCTTTTCTGTATTCAGTTACTAATTTTTTAATTTCACCTAATGCTTTTCTAGCTCTACCGTGAGCTGCTTTAGATTTACCATTGTGTTCCGTCTTAAATACTTCGTACAAATGCTCAATCTGTTCAAATAACTCTTGTGTATTCATTGTTTATAAATTTTAAGTTTTAAATTTCCTTTTCCTTTTATTACCCTGTGTAAATATCCCTTAGGAATTTCAAATCGATCTCCTGTTACCATTTCAAAGGGAAGATCTTCATCATATTGAAATTGCCAACCACTCCCTACTAAAACCTCTACTACTCTATCTTCTTGATCTTCATGCCAAATTAGTTCCATAGGATCTGTGTCAGCTGAAAATTCACGAATAACTATATTGTTTTGTTCAGAAATATTAATATATGGGTTCATGCTACCATATCACCAATAACATTTTTAAATATAGTATGAACTTCTGCCCCTTTTACTAAAGTTTTTAAACTATACAAACCTGCTTTAAGATAACTAGCTTTTTTAAGATATCCAATAGCATTACCTCCTGCTTGTCCCGCCATCATTAAAATTACAATAGCATAAAGTATTTGGGCAATTTGATCTTGTTTTTTAGCATCTTTAGTAAATAAACTAACTATTCGTTTAATAGGAGTTTGGAATGCTTTTTCGTTATCGTGAGTCCACTTATAAATTTTTTCAGCAGCTTCTTTACCAGTACCCCAATCGCGTTTTTCAGCTTGCTTTTTAACAAATTTAGCAAGCATATTAGCTACTGTATTAGATAAAAGGATATAACCTATTATACCTACTACACCAGCAATTTCATCAAGTTTTTCTTCTTTACCTTTTAGTTCACCTTTAATAGCTGCTGCTAATTCATCTCCTAAAGCATCAAATTCAGTATCAAATGCTTTTTCCTCAGGCCCATTATCTTCTACTTTTTCTTGAAGTAAGGGGTTATTGTAAATATATTTTTTATAATCAAAAGTATCCATTACCAATAAGTATTCATTTTAGGTCCTAAACCAAGAGCAGGTGCATATCTTGGGAGATTGCAGCTCCAGTATCCAGGTGTTGTTCTATCTTTTTTCTGATCGCAATTGTGGCGTTTTGCGAATGCTTGTCTTGCTTTTGCATTTCTAATTTTAGCTCGTAATCCACCAGAGCCAAATGAGACTTTTTTAACTTTATCTCCATCCATTACATAAACGTAGTAAGCTTTAGAACCACCACGTTTTGGTTTTCCAATTGAAACTTCTTTACCTTGATATTCAGCTTCGTCAATTGCTGGTAAATCGAGTGGTACTTTTTTGCCTTCGTAAATTCCAAATTTACCAATGTCAGTATTTTCAATAAGGAATTTACTGTTTTCATCTAAACTAATAGTACCCCACTCAAGAAGCATTCTTGCTTCAGCAAATAATTGGAGGTATTTTTTAGATCCAATTCTAAACACATTCTCTTGTAATGAGATGCCGTTTTCGATGTGATAGCGGAGGCCTTCGCTTATAGGCGCTTTACTCTCCAATAATGCGAGTTTAGGCTGCGCTTCACTACAACCACCACAACCACACGAACATGATTTTTTAGGTGCTTGAAATCCCTTTATTGCTTCTTGAATGTATTGTTTAAGCATGGTTATAAATATTATGAAATTTCATTATAATCAATTGTAAGATTATTTGCTCTTGCTCCAGTACTCATTGCTGATGCTGGGACTGTTCTGATTGTGATTCCCCTACCTATTAGTCCTTGGGTTTGGGTAGCTTTTGAAGCATTTCGTTCTAATTGAAGGATTGGATAATCCTCTTCTTTAAAATCATCTACTTCCTTATAATTTTTAGTAGAAGTTATATCTAATGTATCTCCCTCTACTTTAAAGTCATTAGCCGTAAATGTTCTTTGTACTACATCAGCATTATCCGGGCCAAAAGCTAAACTGTCTATGTCTAATCTAGGAGCATTTTTGATAAATACTCTTCCATAATTTTTATCATTTTCAGGGTTAACCATATTTAATACTCTTGGGTTTTCTTGATCTACTTTAAGTTCAAGTCCGGGAATTTCACCTTTATCTGCTTTTTGGAGAATTAAATTAAAAATATCTCCGTGAGTTCTCATAGCAGAAGACCATCTAAATGACCCATCTTTTTTAATAGATACTGGGTATATTTTACCAGAGGAGTCTTTAAGGTGGGCGTCTGCTTTCCATCCTTTACTTTCACCTTCTTTACCAACACCTGATGCTTGTACTATATTGGGGTAGTTTAAAGTAGGACCACTAGAAGGGGTAATTCTTACATTAGTTGGAGCGGCTTCATTTATGCTGTTAACAAAAATATCTTCATTGTCTAATCCCGCGGATCCTACTCCTGTTATATTTTTATGAATAATTTCGATTCCACTTTCTTTATCAACATAACCTCCTCCACTAGAACCTCTAACTGTGGCTTCTCTTTGATATCCTAATTTTTCTAATTCTCCAAAAATATCTGCTCTAGTTCTATCAGTAAAAATTATAATTCTATTTTTAGAATGGGCTTTAATTTCTTCATCAGGAAGACCTAATTGTTGTTTAAGTTTATCAGCTACTTTTTTAGCTTCAGCACTTAAAAATTCATAAGGTTTTTTCACTTCATCTAAATTAATACCTAAATTTTCTAATAGCTCCTCTAACATAAGCATATCCTGAGCATCATTGATGTCAGGATATCCTTTGGGAAATTTATACGAAACTTTTCTTAAAAATTTATCTAATACGTCCATTTTATAATTCGTCTACTGATGCGGGTACTCCGGCTTCTTCTTCTGGTGTTGGTGGTTCTTCAGTTGGTGCTTCTTCACCTCCTAAAGCATCAGCTAAGCCTTCATCTTCTATGGCTTCATCTTTACCTGTACCAGCATAATTATATCTTAATAAACGAGCAATCGCTTCTGATGCTTGTTGTTCTTCTGGGAGGGATTCTAAGAAGTATTTTTTACCTGCTACTTGAGCAACAAATAATCCTTTATCTTCTTCGTTTTTACCTTGGTAAATTAAATAAAAATCAGCTCCATTTACAAGCATAACTCTAAAAGTTGTAGGACGTGGGGCTACCCATTGTATATCTTCTACAAAAGGTTCATATTGAAAATCAAATAAATCTTCCATAACGTCCTTTAATGGAGGGAACTTATCAATTATAGGAAATTTACTTACAATTTTTTCAATTTCCTGGGGTTCCGCTAAAGGATTAGTTTTCTTAGCATATGCTTGTTTTGCTAAGACTTTAATTTTCGCTATGAATTCAGACTTTTGCATTAAGATGTTATTTTATTGCCTTTAATTCTACGAGAAATAATACCATACTTATCACCTCTACCAAAATCAACTTCTACGCCATCTTGGGTAAGTCTAACAACTTTACCTTTTCTACCATAAGCAGGACTATTTCTGTCAACCATAATTAATTCATCACCTATTTCAACTTTACCTTTATATCTAGGATCTTTTCTAAATGAACGATCAGTAGGAGGAAGTGCTGCTAATCTATCCCATTCTTTTGTAGAAAGAACTTTATGTTCTTTAGAATCTTCACTTAACATTGAATCAATCTTATCTACTTGTAATTCACCATCAAGATAATGTTTTGCTTTAACCATTGCTTCTTTTGAAGTAATAATTTTAGCTTGCCACCAGTGTGGAAAATCAACTTCTTGTCCTTCAACATCAAATTGATCTATCATTTTATACAATTCTGCAGCATATTTAGCTATTCTGTATAAGTCTGATTTAAGCATGTGAGGTTCGTTGTCTTGGTGACCTAAGTCTAAATCTCCTTCTTTTTGGATAGCTTTAGATACTGCTTCTTTAACAGGCTTTACTCTATCACTTGGGAATCTCTTAACTGTACTACCGTCAAAACGTACTACTGTTTTATCTCCTTCTACTTTTTCAACTGATCCAGTACCATACATTTTACCGTCTTTATCATAAACATGTACTAGTTGTAATTCTTCTTTTTGAACAGCTTTTTCAATAGCGGCTCCTCTTTTTTCTTCGTAGTCTGAGAGTTTACCATCTTTATTTAAATCAGCTTTTTCAGGATTTTTTAAGTTTTCTTTTATTCGCTTAATTTCTTCTAAATCAAAGGCTTTTTTGAATTTCATTACGTTTTTTTCTTTTTTATTTTCTTCACCCTTAGTTAACTTACGTTCATTGGTAGGAGATTGAGGTTTGCCATGCTTAGCCAAATTAGTGGCTAGAGCATAAGCCAAAGATGTTCTTTCGTCTTTAGACATCTTTTCTAATTTGGTTTTTTTCTTAGCCATTACGCTTCTTTTTCTACCTTCTTAAATTCAGTTTTAGCTGAGAATTTAGCAGAGTTAAGGATTTGGTTAGCTAATTCTACTTGCCCAGCGTTTTTAGCATCCTTAGCTAATTTTACTAATTCATCAGTAATAGCATCAATGTCGCCTTCACCAGTCGGTTCGAACTCAAAGCTAGTTTCATCTTCAATATTAACTTCTTCGTCTCCAGCAGGAGTTTTTTCAGTTGCGTCTACTTCAACATCAGTTTCTTCTTCAGCTTCGTTAATTTCACGAAGAATTTCTTGTTTTAAATATTCTTTAAAAGCAGATTTTTTAACTTTGCTTTCTTTCATGTCAGAAGTAAGTTTTTGAGTTTTTTCTAATTCAGCATTAAGATCTGCTTGTAAATCTACTTCTTCTTGAGTAGCTTCATTCATTTTGAGAATTTCAGTTTTAAGATATTCTTTGAATTCAGATTTTTTCATTTTATAATTGTTTGATAAGTTCCTTATTATTATTTACCTGCGGCTTTTTTACCCCAAGATTTACCTTTACCTTCATCTTTACATTGTGAAGGAGTTGGGCGACAAGCAGGATAAGAACGCTTTTCACCTTTTTGTCTCCCACATGATTTATAACCTGTTATTTTACCATCTTTACGGATAGGAGAATTACAATCTACCCACCCTCCAGTTTTACCAGGAGCACCTGCTCTATTAAACCAAGTGCGTAAGGTTTCTTTAGCTTTTTCTTGAATAAAAGTTTGTTGTTCTTCTTTTAAACCTTTCCAAATATCACCTTTACGACATCTAACTACAGCACCACTTTTGTATGCTGAAGGTTTGTCGAATTTTCTATCAGCAATACGAAGACACCTATCGCGCTTTTCTGCTAATACTGATTGGATGATTTCTTTAAGGTTAGATGTAGCCATGTTAGCGATAAATATGTAAAATTACTTAATCTTTAAATTTTCTAAAAATTGAATACCTTCTTGAAGTTCTTTTTCCATTTGTTCTTTACTTGTACCTCCTTTCCAACTTTCTACATCACCTGCTTCAGTTACATAATTAGCATTTGATTCCTTCATTTTATCTTTCATAAAATCAGTATAACCATCTATTGCTGATTGAATATGTTGGTTTCTTAAATTAGTAAAATATTCTTCTGATTTGCCTTCTTTTTCAAGTTGAGCTTCGTAATCAACTACACAATCAAAACATTTTTGGTATGCTGGGAATACTTTAGTATCTAGGTTTTTCTTCATTAAATTATTACATTCAGGACAAAATAATGGGAGTTTACCCATTTTCTTGAATTTGTCCATTTTAGTAATATTTTGTTTTAAACCATTTTTAATAGTCCAAGTACGTCCATCTTCTTCCCATACATCACCTTCAACACGATATTCATGTTTTTTAGTATAACCTATTCCCTCAGTTGTACGAGCATTAAGATTGCCTGTAACTAAATTACGAGCACGCTGTACATCTTTTTTAGAGAATTCTTTTTTTAAAACATTATCATTTTTCATTATAAGGAAACATTTTGTTTAATTTTTCTTTTCTTTTATTACAACCACAATCTCCCATGTGTTTATCAAATAAAGATTTAATACCTGTAGCTGTGGTTATTTTTTCAACTGTGTCTCCTAGTCCTTTACTTTTAGTCATATCTTTTAAATCCTTTTATTTGTTTTTGAGTAGCTATTGTCTGCATAGTTTTTAATAAAGTTAATCTTTTATCTATTAAACTTTGCATTAATTCGAGAGTTTCAACATCATACTCATCGTTTACAGCATCTATAAAATCTTTAGTTGTCATGTTATTGGTTTTTTATTGAGTCTTCCCAGTTTCTAAATAATATATTACCGTTTTCGTATGCTTCACGTTCAATTTGTTCTAAATCACCATCTTCATTAGTGTTTTGAGTTTGGAATGGTTGTAAAGTATTATTTAAATTTTGGTGGTGATGAACTAATTCGTGAGCATATGAACGTAGCACATCTTTAGGGTGTCTGTTTAAAGTATATAATGCTATTAATTTAGCATTAGGATCGTAATAGGCTGTTTTTCCTAATAAATCCTCAGCATTTTCTTTGTCATTTTTGATAAATTTAACTTTTGGGTACGGTTTTAAATTTAAACCGTTACTTCCCATATATTGAGTTAATGATAATATATTTGGATTTAAAGAATTTGTATCTATATTTTCTTTTAAGGTCATCATAGTATCATAAGATTTAGATTTTAAATCATTTAATTGACCTATAAAATCAGATCTTCTTAATACTTTAAATGCTAAATTCTCTACACTATATTCACCACCTTTTTCCAAACCTGATGAACGCATATCTCTAAGGCGTTCTTTAATTTTGTCTACTTTATCAATAACTTTTTCATATTCACCATCATTGTAAAGTTTTTGGATTGATTCTAACTCAGACATATAACCTTCTGCTTTAGTGGTTATATCATCTTTATCAATCATTACTTCTTGTTTTTTAGGAACAACAATCCATTTGTCTTTTAAAACAGAATATAAACCTGAGGCTGTATGGCTTTCGCCTTCATTTTCAACATATACTTCTACAGGAAAGCCATAAATAGTAATATCGTGAGCATCATTCCAAATACTTTTTTTAGCCATAAAATAATTTCTTACAAATTCTTCATCATCATCTACATCAGCATAATCTAATATTAAATGTAGGTCAACATCTGAGAATTTAGACCAGTTATAGTTAGCTAAACTACCTGTTAATTTAATATCTTTTAATTTTACTCCTGGGGGTAAATCCAATGAGTCGAAAAAATCTTTAGCAATTTTAAGGAGTTTTTTTCTAATTTCGGGTTTTAATTTTTCACCATCCCAAACATCTTGAACTAAAGTATCTTGAATATCAAAGCTATCAATTACATCTTTAGGTACTACTTCTAAAATAAGTTCATCAAGTTTTTGTAAACGTTTAGTTTTTTCTTTAGAAGCTTCTTTACGGCTTGTTATATAATCTAAACCTCTTTTTAACCTCGCTTTTGTATCAGGGTCTTTAGCTTTACCGTAAGCTGCTCTAACCCTTTGATGGATTAAATTAATTACTTGGGATTGACGAGCATGAGATTTATTTTTAAATGAAGTTTTATTTAAAGTATCAACTATATCCTCTTTAGTTTTAAATTTAATTCCTACTGTATCAGAAGGATCTTCATCTGTGTATAATCTTCTTTCACTTCCTTTTGGTTTTTTACCTGTGCCTTTTTTAGGGTCTGCTTCAGTAATTTGAGCAGCAGGTAAATTCTTTTTAGCCCAATCTAACCAAATTTTCTTTATTTGGGCTTCTTCTTTAGCAGATAATTCTTCAGCTCTTTCATCTAAAAAATCATCGATTGCTTGATTTAAAGTAATTTTTTTAGTTTTAGCTGTTTTATATAATCCTTGAACGTGGGCAGGAATTTCAAAATCTGTGGTTAGATAATCAAATATAGGAGGGTCACCAATATCTCGAGGAATTACACCTTTAGGGAAATTGTATTGTCCAACATGTTCTAATTCATGTCTTAATGCATCTTTAATTTCAGCATTTAATTTATTATAATTTTCTGGGAAGGCATCTGGGTTGTAATTGATTATAATTTCTATGCTATCTCCATCACCCGCAGCATTTATAATGTAAGGTATAGGGCCTAAAGTATCAAAATCAGTAGGTACAAATTCTAATTGTAAATCATAATAAACATCTTCTACATTTCCTTCAAATTCAAAATCCTCGCTTTTATAGGGTTCACCTAATGTTGATTTAAATAAATTTAAAATAAAACGAGATTGAGTAAGAACTTCTTGATCGTATCTACCTTCTTGTAAAGGTAAAATAGGAGTAGAAGATAAGAAATTCTTTTTACGCATAATAGTTTTAGCAATAGCTCTATTTGCTATTTTCATAAAAGGAATATTAATATTAGTTTCCCTATCTTTAGCTACTACTTCTTTATATTTTTTTAGGAATTCAATAAATTCTTCTTTTTTATCAGCTAATTTATCAAAGAAATCTTCTACTTCGTAAGGTTCAATGTCTGGGTAGTTACGAGGATCGTTTAATCGATCAAAGAAATGTTGTCCTGATAAGTCAATATCAATGTCAGGACGCATTTTATTATCAGCAAAATCTTCAATAGCATCTACCTCTTTTTCATCAAAGTTATCTACTTTAAATGATAATCGTTCTTCTAACCCTAATGTTGCTAATTTAGTATAATATTTTGGGTCTTCTTTTAAATGATCTAAAGCAATTTTCATTGCTATTTTAGGATCATCAGTATGTTCTTTTTCTACCTCGATTCCTTTTTTTAATTCTTCAGGATCATACTTACTCCACTTATTATTCATATCAGATTTAGTAATCCAAAATTGTCTACCTTGTTTATCTTCTAAATTATATCTATTTTCAATTATTTCTTTTACGTCGTAGAATTTTTTACGCTTAAGGAATAATTTTTTACCTTCATGGTAAACACAAGCCCCCTTTTCAGCTAATAATTTATAATTGGGTTGGATTGGGTTTTTTTCTTCATTAATACCCATTGTATCTGAAAGCATATTCCAAATTTGGTTAATTTCAGGGATATCAGGAAGAGATTGAATAAATGTTTCTTTATCTCTAGCTAATAAAGCTTTTCTAGTTTTAGTCCCGCTTACAGTACCTCCAGTTATTATTTTTTTTACTGTAACGTTAGGATAATTCCCGCTTTGAAGAGATTTAGTACGTTTAATTATATCTAAAGAATCTTCTTCATTTCCTTCTCTAGCTCCTAAAAACCAATAAATATCTTTTTCAGGATTATTTTTAGCATACGAATAAACAGCAGAAATTGGGGCTTTACCTTCAGGAGCAGGTTGTACTTCTACTTTTTTAGGAAGGTACTTTTGGTATATTCTCCAAATAGCTAATGATTCAGATTGTGTAATAGAATCTCTTTCTCCACTTCCAACTAATACAATCATTCTATCTATTTGAGGGTTTTCATCTAAAGCACGTTTTACTACCTCTAAGTGTCCTACTGTAGGAGGTTTAAATCCTCCTCCATACATGCCAACTATTTCCTTACGTGGGATTTCGGCTTCTTCTAATAAACCTTTTAGTAATTTAACGGATAAACGATTCATAGAGATAAAAATGCTTTAATTTTTGATTGGGCTTCTTCTTTAGTAACAGAATTATCTATTACATTTTGTACTTGATCCTTACTCATAAAATCAGCTACTTGTTTATTAGTTTCAGCTTTTTTAGCATCTGATTTAGCTTGTTCTTCTGGGGTTTTGGGTTTTGTGTCAGAAGGTTTATAGGGATCTAGGTATTTTGTTACAATATCTTCAACACTTTTTTCTGTAAATGGGGTAGAATCATTTACAACTGCTACAAAGTTATTTCCGAATTCATTATAATACGTGTCAAAGTTACCAGTAACGCCAGACCAAGTCCTAAATACAATTGCAGGCGGTAAACTTCTGTCCTTGCCTTTGCTCTTTTCAAACCTTTTTTCATTACGTTCAAGTGATTGTTCTAAAGAAGTATAAACATATAACATCATAGTATTATATCCTGCTTCTTTTAAACGTTGATTAAGTTTTAATGTTGCTCCTTTTGAAGCAGCAGTACCATCTATTACAATATTTTCATTAGCTTCAACAGCGGCATCCATAGCAGCATCATACTGCTTTTTAGAAAATCCCATTGCTTTTGCTTGTTCACTACGCTCCTCAGGAGTAGCATTTTTCATATCAAGAGATACACCCCTTTTAATTAGGTCTTTTACATAAAAATCATCAACGTTTAATACTTTAAGATCAAATTGGCTTAAAATATCACCTATAATGGATGATTTACCTGCTCCAGGGGCACCTGCTAAAATTAGTGCTTTGGGTTTTCCTTGTATTTCTTTTAAAATATCGTATAATTTCACAGCGAAGTATTTGTTATAAATATTACAAATCTCTTTTAGCTGTGGTGCGGAATTCGGTAAATGCTGGTTTGTGGTTTGGGTTTTCTAAGTCGAATAATTTACGAACTGCTCTATAAATATCTAAATTTTCTTCTTGTGAGCGGGATGATTCATACATTTCCCATCCTTTACCTTGCATTTTATCTTTTGCTGCTTTTCTTTTAGAAGATTTTAACCACAAGATACCAGTACGGTTTACTTTTTTACCAAAGCACTCTTCAAAACATTGAGCGTAAATTGCTGTTTGTATATCATACGTAGTTTGAAGGTGATTAGAGGTTTTAAAATCTATAATCCATAATTCACCATTAATTTCACAAACTAAATCACAAGTACCTGCTATTTTTAATTCATCTGAAAATAAGTGGACTTCAGCTTCAATTAATGAGGGTTTGTATTCCTCCCAAAATTCGACAAAACGTAAAAACATTTCCCAAATATTAGGATCATACATAGGACGTCCATGTTCTAAGAATTTTAACTCTTCACCATTAAGGTAAGCTTCAATCATTTCATGGACCTGTGTGCCTTCTTCAGATGCTTTTTTAACAATATAATCAGCAGAATATCCTACTTTTTTAAGCCAATCTTCAAAAAATTTACCTTTAGGATAATGGCTTAAGACATAAGTTACTGATGGGTAATATTCACCATTTCTACGGTAATATCTCCCATCGGGAAGGGTTATTTGTTTGTGGTCGTCGGAAATTTCTAATATTCGACCATAGGCTTTTTTAATTTTTGTCATAGATATAATTTTCTAGCTAAAAGCCCAGATAATGTTAATGGAGTAGACTTTTGTATAAGTTCAGTGAAACGTTTGAATCCTAACTCACTAGGGTCTTTATCGTCCATTTCTAATAAATGAACCTCTTTACCCTCATTCATAAACCTTTCACAAAAATTAAGTGCTGCTTTCATAGCATCACTATCTAACGCAATATATATTTTTTCAACTTTAGAAGAAACAATTTTCTTCATTAAATTAGTTTGAATATTTTTCCCTAACAGCGGAATAGCATTTCGTTTGATGGCTATGGCATCAAATGGTCCTTCGCACAATACCAACGGGCTACTCCAGTTTATAAACATTTCAAATGGTACAATATCGCGAGATACTGATGGGTTTTTATATTTTCTAAATGGTTCCCTTTCAAAACTACGGGCTGTAAAATAATTTAAATTACCTTCAGCATCATAAGAAGGAATAATAATCATATTTTGATATTCCCCACTTTCACAATACCCCATATGATATTTAATCATATCTTCCACAGTAACTCCTCTACGCTGGAGATATGCTAGAGCATGACGAGCCATTAGACTGTTAGGTTTATTAATAAATGGGATATATTCTTTGGGGAGGAATAAATCATTATGTACTATAGTCTCCTCAACAAATGAACCCTGGGGGATTAATCTTTTGGCTTCTTCAATCTTATCGTATGCCTCTGCTTTTTTAAAAAGATTAGGAATTGTTTTTCCTCTGGTGTTACATACCCAACAATGCCAAGGATTATGTCCTTTTTTATTTTCTGTAAAATTCACCTCCATTTTTGGTTTGTGGTGCTTACAGAAAGGACAGTGGTAAGCATAATTACCTCTTGAGGTTTGCTTACCTTTTCCTAAAACGGAATCAACTAGGGTTACTAGTAGATGATTTATCATGTAAATGAATATACGATGGGAAATTTAGAAATCAAAGTCTTTTGAAAAAAACTTTCCTAAAATGTTATCGTTATAATATAAATTTGGATTTTCTAACACTCCTAGCTGGAATAGGTATTTAGTTTCGAGGTATGTAAGGTGTTTTTTGTCAAAAGCTACTTCGAGAATTTGCCTTTTCAGAGATTCTTTCGTAACTTCTCCTTCAGTAATTTGATTTTTTAAGAGAGTATTTGAACCAATATATGATTTCCAATCGCTTTCTTTACTTACAATTTTATATAACGATTTTCTTCCACGTCCTGTTTGGTCTGCTAATTCGGCTCTAGTAAGTTTTCGTTTTTGATTATGGTATAAAACTTTTTTACCTACATATTTTTTACCCTCGGGGGTAATTACTTCATAAACAAACCCAAATGTTCCAAGGGGAAATTGTGATATGTCTGTGATTTCTTTTCCATCATATAACCAATTCATAATTTAATTTTTATTAAGCGTATCCTCTGTTTCCTAATAACATAAAGCCATAGTCATTTTCACTTGATACATTATAATTCCAATACATAAACTTTATAACATAAGGTTGACCATTAGTAATAGAAGCTAAATTAATTCCATTTAATACTCCGTTATTATACCAAGTATACCAGTACGTCATAGTTCCTACAGAAGGTAAGCTGGTAACAATTATATCATCTCCTGTTGCTAGACTGGTTTTAAAAGTAGAATTAAGATCCCAATAAACATCAATATTTGTACTACTTGGACTATTAAGGTTTTCGGGTCTAGCAGTAATACTATAATTAGCTAATTTTATAAACCAATTATTATCCGAAGACCCCCCATCTCTTTCTAATTTAAACTCGCTAACAGAGCTCGCAGCAAATGTTCCCCCTGATATGGTATTACTTACAGATAAAAGAAATTGACTATTACCCGTATCATCAGTTATACTATTTATGGTATAAACACTAGCGGGTGTTCCTCCTGCCCTTATAGTAATTTTAGCAGCCTTTTCATTACTATAAGTATCGGGTGCTAGTAAAGCTTTAAGGGCTCTTTGTAAAGTGCTATTACTACTATATCCTACAGAAATTAAAGATACGTTTGAAGGATCAGTATCTCCTACAACTACTTCATTAGTTGAAGGAGTACCTCCAGTAACACCCATAGTATAACCAGATACATAATCATAATAAGTACACATATCAATTGTACCTAAATTCTCAGTTACAATACCTGAACCTGAGTATTGGGTTCCTGTTTGAACTACATTACCACTACTATCAACTCCTAATTGGTAAACAGGATTAGTATCAAAGAAAGTAGAAGCATTATAACTATTAAATTGAATTTTCCCATCATCCTGGATTTCCATTTTTCTAGTAACGGATTTCCCACCCGCCTCTGTAGTCCAAAATGTTACTTTAGTAGGATAATCATCAGTTCTCCAAACACCATCTGATTCAAATTTTATAGATGCAGCATTAGTAGTACTTGATTGATATGAATTCTTCCCAGTAATTTCTCCTAACACTAAATTTGAAGTACTAATTGTATTTAAACTATTAGACAAAATAAGATTAGGAATTCCTGAGGTTCCATTATCACCTGATATAAGTTGGAGGGTGCCGTTTGTATCATCCCACCTTGACCCAGATGCTCCTTCAGGATTATCATCTCCATTAAAATACAACACATAGGTATCAGTTCCTGTTATAGAAACTGCTGAAGTGCCTGAAGTACCGGAGGAACCATCTCTACCTGAAGTACCTGATGAACCTGAAGTTCCTGAAGATCCTGAGGCTCCCTGAGGGCCCGCAATGGAAGTACCTGAAGTACCTGAAGTACCTGATGAACCTGAGGTACCTGAAGAACCCGAAGTACCTGATGAACCTGATGTTCCGGCATCCCCTCCACTTCTTTTTTTTAAAGTTCCTGTAGTAGTATCTATTACTACAAAATTTGTAAGAGCGGCATCAGTATCTAATTCTTCGATTCTAACACTCCCTGTTATTTCTAAACTACCACTTATAATAATATCATAATCATCATTACCAGTAAGTGCGTCTACAGATTGGGATACATGCCATGAATTAATAGTATAATTTTGTAATACTGAGTCACTACCTGTAGTAAATATTTTTTTTAATTGTTTTGCCATGATTATCTATCTATATTTATAAGTATGGTGGTATCTGTGGTTTGTGATGTAGGAAGGGGTTGAGCTAATTTTCCTATTGCTAATAATTCTTGATT